TGGCAATACTAAAATTATTACAGTTAACGATTTAAATTTCAACAATAATTTGTTGAATATTATACAGTATTTGTATAAGGCTAACGATACAACAATACAAACTGGCCCAACAGCTAACAATCCAGTATTACGCCAATTACAAGATTGGATGGATGATCACACTAATGCTAAAGCATTTGGCGCAGCCGCCGATGGCATCACTGATGACACTTCAGCATTGCAAAGAGCAGTTAATCAACTATTTCTAAACCCAGCTACTAAAGCTAGTGCCAACACTGCCGCTGGATATACAAATCGCCGTGTCTTAGAATTACCTGCTGGAAAATACTATACATCTAGTCCTATATTTTTACCGAGCTTTACAACAATAGTTGGAGCTGGTGTAGATAAAACTTTGATTTATTACGATCCGGTTAGTACAATAACAGCAACTACTTTGTCTTTAAATAAAACAGTTGTTACAACTTCAGCTACTACATCAATGATAGGAGCAACTATTACTGGTACTGGAATTCCTGCAGGAACTACTGTAGTATCTGTAGTAGCAGGTACAAGTTTGTATCTTAGTGCGTATACTACAAGCGGAGTAACTGCCGGTTCATTCACCATTACTTTATCAGGCGCGGCATTTCAAACTGTAAATGATTATAGCACTATAGGATCTCCTAGTCCATTAAGCGCAACTGACAGCGGTACGCAAACACGTGGTATAAGTGTTAGCAATTTATCAATAACTACACCTACAGGTATCAATGCATGTTTACAACTGGATGCAGTACGTGATAGTACATTTGAAAATTTACATTTAGTTGGAACTTGGGGAACTGTGTTCAACGCTTCTAGTTCAGGTATTGTTTTAAATGCACTAAGTTCTTTAATAACATGCGAACACAACATTTTTAAAAATATTAAGTTTGAAAGTTTTACCTATGGTGTATTTTCAAATCAAGACATTCTTAATAACCTATTTGAAGATTGTTTAGTAACTGATACATATCAAGGATTCAGTTTGGGAACAGGATCTAACGGTAGTAGTGTTGGACAACAATATGGTCCTAGAGAAACTACTATAACTACAACAAAATTTATTAATATAAAACGACATGCAGTTTACATAGAGTTTGGCACAGGAAATACTACTGACAATTGTAGATATTACAATGTAGGATGTAACGGAGGTGGTAATGCATTATACGCTACTTATCCGCAAGTATACTTTGCAACTTATGGCAATACTAGTATAAATGATAGGTCAGATAGAGTTGACGATTTATCCACACTTAACTTAACTACTTTATATAAACCTGAAATATCAGGACACGCAATTTATACATTACATGGTTGGAAGGAAATTACACTAGGATATATTACTACTCCGGTACTAGCTTTTAGATTACCGGTGGGCACTGATTTGGCTGGAGTACCAACTGGGTCTATTACACATACTATCGATTATGTGTATACTAGTACAACAAATAATTTTAGTCGTAAAGGTGTAATGACTATCACTGGAAATATTGCTAATGGCTTAATACAATTAAGCGATGAGTTTGATTTTGTTGGAACTGATATTGATGGATCTAAACAATTACTATTAGATTTTACAGCCAGCTATATCGATGCTAGCGGAGCGCCATACACAGGTGCCGCCGGCCAAGTACCAAATACTATTACAGTATACTATACCAATAATTATTCTGCCGATACCGGCACGTTTAACTATCGTCGTACCACTTCATTATAATTGCCGTTTTGGTAGACGGCAACTATAAATGCGTATATTATTATGATTGTAGAAGAGATATTTCTCTTCTCGATTCAAAAATCATATATAAATCCCTTAAAACCCCATATAAATTGTTGACTATGAAGAAGTTTTGTCTCTGTTTTTTACATCACTAAATACTTCCTAAAACACATAAAATATAAGATATAACCTTCATAAAGTAGAGAATGACAAAGATAACAGTAATTAAAAGAAACGGTAACAAAGAGCCGTTGACTATTGAAAAGTGGCAAGCTCAAATTGCCAAAGTTTGCCAAGGCATTGCCGATGTTAGTCAGAGTATGATTGAAATTAAAAGTCAACCACACTTCTACGATGGCATTACAACTAACGAAATCGATAATATTACTTTACGTGCGATAGTTGATTTGATTGATGTCGAATCAAATCCAGACATTGGCCATACCAATTATCAATACGTAGCAGGTAAGCAACGTTTATCAATGCTACGCAAAGATGTCTATGGTAGTTACGATGTTCCGCATCTTTATACTATTGTAAAGAAAAATGTCGAAGTAGGTTTATATAGTCCAGAGTTGCTTGAGTGGTACACTGAGGAAGATTGGAACAAAATGAATGACATGCTGGATCATGAAAAAGATGAACAGTATGGATACGCAAGCATTGAACAATTGATAGAAAAATATTTGGTACGCAATCGTGCGACAAAGGAAATTTATGAAACTCCACAAATTAGATATATTGTGGCAGCGGCTACTGTCTTCCACAAAGAAGAACCGAATACTGCAAGAATGCGTTACATTAAAGAATATTATAACGCGGCATCCGATGGGTTGTTTACTCTTGCTACACCTGTCCTGGCTGGGCTTGGCACTCCTACTAAACAGTTTTCTAGTTGTGTGCTTATCCGCAGTGACGACGATTTGGATAGCATCTTTGCTAGTGGAGAGATGATGGCTAAGTATGCCAGTAAACGTGCGGGGATCGGATTGGAAATCGGTCGACTACGCCCATTGGGCTCCCCAATTCGCGGTGGCGAAATCATGCATACTGGTATGATACCATTCTTAAAGAAATGGTTCGGAGATTTACGCTCATGCAGTCAAGGAGGTATTCGTAATGCAAGTGCTACAGTATTTTATCCCATTTGGCATCATCAGTTTGATGATCTTATTGTTCTTAAGAACAACCAAGGCACAGAGGAAACAAGAGTTAGACACATGGACTACGGAGTTGTCCTTAGCAAGTTCTTTTGGCGCCGCTTCAAGAACAAAGAAAACATTACCTTCTTTGATCCGAATGAAGTACCCGACTTATATGAAGCCTTTTATCGTAATACAGAGAAATTTGAAGAACTGTATGTAAAATATGAAAAGCGTACAGACTTACGTAAGAAAGTTATGAACGCAGAGGATGTATTCAAAGGTGGCATTCTAAAAGAGCGTACAGACACAGGACGTATCTATCTTGTGTTTATCGACAATGTGCAAAATCAAGGCCCATTTGATCCTGAGTATCATACTATCTATCAAAGTAACTTGTGTTGTGAAATCCTATTGCCTACAAAATCTTTCAAACGTCTGGATGACATCGAAGGTCGCATAGCGTTATGTACGTTAGGATCAATCAACTGGGGAGCTTTCCGTAATCCAGAAGACATGCGTCGGGCTTGTCGTATTTTACAACGTAGCCTATGCAACATTCTAGATTATCAAGACTTCTTATCTATACAAAGTAAACTAAGTAATGATGAAATACAGCCATTAGGCATTGGTGTTACTAACCTGGCCTACTGGCATGCAAAGCGTGGTCTTAAGTATGGCGATAAAGATGCCTTACAAGATGTTAAATCCTGGATGGAACATCAAGCCTTCTACTTGACAGAAGCTACAGTAGAATTGGCGAAAGAACGCGGATCGTGTACACATAGTGATAAGACACGATATGGTCAAGGCATATTCCCTTGGGAATTACGAGCAGAGGGTGTTAATGAGTTAGCAAACTTTGCCCCAGAACTTGACTGGGAAACACTACGTACTAATATGAAGCAGTACGGAGTACGCAATGCAACCTTAATGGCTATTGCACCAGTTGAAAGCAGTAGTGTTGTTATAAACAGCACTAATGGAATTGAGTTACCCATGAGTTTGATCAGCGTTAAGGAAAGTAAAGCAGGATCATTTATTCAAGTTGTTCCTGAATATCATAAACTTAAAAACAAATATCAACTCATGTGGGATCAAAAGGATTGCGATGGATATCTTAAAACAGCCGCAATACTTGCCGCCTATGTTGACCAGAGTATAAGTACTAACACATTTTACAATCCAGCACATTGGGCAGATCGTAAAGTGCCAACTACATTGATTATTAAAAATCTAATGCAGGCACATATTTGGGGGTTGAAGACATTCTACTACAGTTTAATTAACAAAGCTGGTAGTAAGGCTGTTGAAGATGTACAACCGTTAGAAGTAATAGACTTTGATAACGAAGAAGATTGCGAGGCTTGTAAACTATAATGCATCTAAATCCAGTATTTTCGATACCTCTTTGGTCGGACATTTTATACGAAATATCTGATCAAAACTTATCCGATGCAGAAACTTATTTGCATCAATTGAATCGTCAAGATAATTTTGGAAGAAATATTTCCAATCGAGGAAAATCTTTTCAAAGTAAGACTAAGTTCACAGAAGATTTTGTCGACACACCTTTAGAAAATATTTTAGAAATTATTCTTACACGTTTACAAAATTGCATGGCAGACTTAGATTCTCCAAAAGAATTAGAATTCGAATCATTATGGTTTAATATTAATTCCGAATCTGGTTACAATGTTGTCCATACTCATAGCGGAATTTTATCCGGCACATTTTATATTAGTATACCCGAACCTGCGGCACCATTGAAAATTACTAGAGAATTTGATATGATAAATCATTTTTGGGGATCTATCGAAAGTCGTCATCGTACACCGATAACTTCTACGGTTGCTACTCTAGTACCAGAACCTAAATTGTTAGTAGCCTTTCCTAGTTTTATGCCTCACGGTGTAGAACAGAATATGGCAAAAGAAGATAGAATAAGTCTATCATTTAACACAAGAATAAAACGAACATGAGCCAAGCACAATATAATTTAAACACAAAGACAGACTATCTCAATCGAAAGATGTTCTTGGATCCTGCAGGTCCAGTGACCATTCAAAGATTTGAGGAAGTAAAATATAAAAAGATTGCAGACTTTGATGCAACAGCACGTGGATTCTTTTGGCAACCAGAAGAAATTAGTTTGAGTAAAGATGCTAATGACTTTAAAGATGCCAGCGAAGCTATCAAACACATCTTTACAAGCAATCTATTACGACAGACTGCGTTAGATAGTTTACAAGGACGCGGCCCAACACAAGTGTTTACACCAGTATGCAGTATTCCTGAGCTAGAAGCATTAATGTATAATTGGGGATTTTTTGAAACAAACATTCATAGCAAAAGCTATAGTCATATAATCCGTAACATTTATAATGTGCCTAAGGATATATTCAACACTATTCACGACACACAAGAAATTGTTAGTATGGCATCAAGTGTTGGCAAATATTATGATGCACTTCATCTTATCAATTGCCGTAAAGAAGCCGGAGAAAAGATCAATGAACAAACACATATTAAAGCTATTTGGATGGCTCTTAATGCTAGTTACGCCCTCGAAGCCTTTCGCTTCATGGTATCATTTGCAACTTCTCTTGCAATGGTAGAGAATAAGATTTTTATTGGTAATGGCAACATTATCAGTTTGATTCTACAGGATGAACTACTACACAAAGGTTGGACTGCTTATATTATCAATCAAGTAGTCAAAGAAGATCCACGTTTTGTAGAAGCCAAAGAAGAATGTGAGCAGGAAGTTTATCAAATGTACATGGATGTTATCCGTGAAGAAAAAGATTGGGCAGTCTATTTGTTTAAGAAAGGTCCGGTAATCGGCCTTAATGCAAATATTCTAATTGATTTTGTCGATTATACCGCGGTCAGTGCTTTAAAGGATATCGGTATTAAGTATCAACAGACTGCTCCAAAATCAACTCCGATTCCTTGGTTCAATAAACATTCAGATACAAGTAAAAAACAAACTGCACTACAAGAAAACGAATCGACTAATTATGTAATTGGTATTATGGGAGAAGGTATTGACTACGATGCCTTGCCTGCGCTATAATAACACAAAGGAAATATTATGACAGCTATTGTATGGAGTAAAAATCAATGTCCTTATTGCGATCAAGCAAAGGCATTGTTAAAAATGAAAGGTATTGAATTCGAAGAACGCAATATTAATAAAGATTACACACGTGAACAATTACTGGAAGCAGTACCCAATGCCAGAACTGTGCCGCAGATATTTTTAGACGATAAATTAATAGGCGGGTTTACAGAACTCAAAAAACATTTCGAAGGATAAACATGTTAATCAATAAAGGTATTGCAGAAGGCGAAATCGTAACAATCAAAACCACAGCAGGTGAAGAAATTGTCGCCAAGCTAGTGTCGGATGGCCCATTAGGTGTTACTGTTAAGAAACCACTTTGCTTAACGGCAACTAAGGATGGAGTAGGCCTTGTTCCATTTTTGTTTACTACAAGTTCGGATATCGATATTACTATTAATAAGAATAGTATTATGGTATTGGCTCCAACTATGAAAGATGCGGCTGACACATATATCCAGCAGACTACCGGCATTAAATTGGCAACAGCATAATGGGATCTGTTTCATTAGCAGGCGATACAAATGCACATGGCGGCGCACCTTTTGATAAAGGGCTGTCGACTAATGTATTGATCAACGGCAAAGGAGTAGTTCTTGTCGGCCAAACCGGCAGTAATGAAAATGATGATCTTTATAATAGAAATCCTCGTGGCCACTCACAAGGTATTGCGGCTAACCAAACAGCGGCCGCCGGTAGCGGAACTGTTTTCATAAACGGTAAATCCGTACATAGAGTAGGCGATGCAAGAATCGACGGAACAACCGCAGGCCCTGGATCGGGCGATACCAATTGCGGTTGACAAACATTTTTTAGTGTGTTAAACTAGATATAAGTACTCTGTACTTGCCTAAAGGAGAATTAAATGGCTACAAATAAATTTGCAGAATTCACTGCAATCATCGAAGCAATGGAATCAGATTTTGAAAAGTTTTACGATAAAGAAGTAGGTGCCGCAGGCACTCGCGTTCGTAAGCATTGTCAAGATTTGGCTAAATTGTGCAAAGAAACACGTAACGATGTTACGGCAGTCAAAAACGCACGTAAAGAGTCAAAATAAGTCAACTAAATATTAGTCTAAGGCGTTATTATATTATACGCTAAGGAGTATATTATGAAAAAGATAGTTTTTGCTTTATCATTATTGGCATTAGTCGGATCAGCAAGTGCCCATGAAGGTTTTTATCATCGTGGTGGTTGTTGCTATCGTGGCGGCTACGGCTTAGGGTGGGTTGCACCGGCAGTAGTAGGTGGAGTAATTGGATACGAATTAAGTCGTCCAAATACAGTGGTTGTTGAACAGCCTCCAGTTGTTTATACACAGCCTTCAGTTGTTTATACACAACCAACTGTTCAAGCACCTCCAGCAGGTATGCATTGGCAAGAAATGATTGACCCCACATCCGGTGTACATAAAATTGTAGCGGTGCCAAACTAATATGGCATATAGCGACAAAGTAATCGATCATTACGAGAACCCACGTAATGTAGGATCTTTTGATAAGAATGATCCTACAGTGGGTACTGGTATGGTCGGTGCACCTGCTTGCGGTGATGTCATGAAACTACAAATAAAGGTAGATGAAGATGGTATTATTAGAGATGCTCGTTTCAAGACATACGGATGTGGAAGTGCAATCGCCAGTTCTAGCTTGGTCACAGAATGGCTCAAAGGAAAAACGTTGGACGAGGCGGGAAGTATTAAAAACAGCGACATCGCCGAAGAGTTGGCTCTTCCACCTGTTAAAATTCACTGCTCAATCCTCGCAGAAGACGCAGTAAAGGCCGCAATCAATGATTACCGTAACCGACAAAGCTAAGGCTAAGATTAAAGAAAATCTTACCAAACGCGGCAAGGGCGTCGGTATTCGTATAGGTGTAAGAACTACAGGTTGTAGTGGATTAGCGTATGTGTTAGAGTATGTGGACCAGTACGAAGGAACAGAAGGCATAATCAATTATGCTCAAAATGATTTCTGTGTGCTAGTTAGTTTGAAAGATGAACCATACTTAACAGGGCTAACAATGGATTGGGTCCGCAATGGACTCAACGAAGGATTTGATTTTCAAAATCCAAACGAGCGTGACCGTTGTGGTTGCGGAGAAAGTTTTCGAGTATAAACTCCGTTGACATAATTTGAACAAACTAGTATAATACTAGTATTGTTATAACTTTTGGAGTTAAAATTGACACCAGATCAGCAAGATTTTTGGAATTGTTTAAAATTTGATGCACAATACTTTGCTCATAGTTGCGGCAAAGATA